CGGCTGGCGCTGGAGCTGCTGGGCAAGTGCGCGAACCTTCTGCCGGGCGGATTGCTGCGCGATGAGGCCGTGGCGTTTATCAAAGCGAGGATGGCGAGATGAGCGTTAAACCGGAAGATATCGAGGAACTTATCTCTGAATTGCATCATGCTCGGCGCTATGTTGACAAGCCAGATTATCGCTTGGAATTAGACAGGTGCATCGTAACAGCCATCTCCATGAAGGCGCGCATCGCGGAGCTGGATGCGGCTCTCGAGGCGGAGCGCGAGGAGTGCGCATCAACTGCTGAAGCCGTCTCTGGAAATGATTATCTTGTTTCCGATGGCGAAGCCGGTCGTATGGGATTCCGTGCAGGCTGCAAAGAAACTGCCGCCGCCATTCGCGACAGATCCGCTTTCAAAGGGAGCGACGGATGACCGCAACTCCCCGAAATACATGCGAGTCAAGCGGGAAAACGCTTCGTGAAAACTCGCGTTCGTGCTATGTTCAATACGCGCCGGCGCGAGGACTTCCGATCCTCGCGACGACTTGCCTAAACCGAACCACTTGTGGGGTAGCTCGATGAAGACCGATCCAATCAAAACCCAAAATCCGCCAGAAATCAAGCCAGTCATGGTTTTCTGCCTTGCGGAAATAATTGCTGGCGAAATGCAGGCGAGAGGCTTTACCGCCGTTGATGTCGCGGCGCGGATGCCGGGAAAATACGCCACAAACGTCGGCGTCGTGAATCTTATTCTCGCGGTGCAAAGCGAAAGTATGTTGCTTGGAGATGTTTGCGAACGCTTGGCGGTCGCTTTCGGAGTAAGCTCTGAGTTTTTCAAGAGCATTCACAAGACATGGATGGATAACCCAGGCGCGCGACAGGCATTCGAATGCCCGGAGAATTTATTCGACGGATTAGTGTTCCCGTCGGACAATGACAACGCCTCCTCTCCCACCAATGGAGGGGAAAATGATTGACTCAACACGCGATGTCGCGACGCAGCAGCTCATGGACTGTATGAGCCATTGGTCTAACGAATGGCGCGATGAACCGAACCTAAGCGCAAAGGAAGCGGTGAGTCGTATTTTGGCTGACGCTGTTTCCTATATCGAAGAGCTTAAGTCTGCCCTAGCGCCGTTTGCCGAGGCCGCTGTCGATATCGAGGATGACGACAAAGACCACTGGCCTCTTTGGGAGACCGACGCGATGGATCTCACGTATGGGGACCTTCGCCGCGCCCGCTCCGCCATGTCTACCGCAATCGATCGATTGCGCATCAAACATGACGCCATCGAAGCGGCTCATGATCAGCTTATCGCCGATGCTGTCGCGGACGAGCGTGAGGCGTGCGCGGTAAGATGTGAGACTGAGCTTTGGTATGGTGGAACTGGAAACTATCCAGGGAAGCATATGGCCTCCCTCATCCGCGCCCGTTCCGCAGCCAAGACAGCGGATGCCGCCGATGTGGCAGAACTTATTCCCGTGGCGCCCGCGTCGGCCGGTGAGTTTATCAAGGCGCTGGAGCGATTATTCTCAGCCATCGACGGCGACGGGTTTGTGTCGAACACGCGCGAGGCTGGCGCGGCCGTCGTCGATTTGCGCCGCATTTGGAAGGCCCCCACCAATGGAGGGAGGGATGACTGACGCTCGCCCGTCAATTCCCAATGACCAATCCGAATCTCCCCTCTATCAAGACATGGGGTTCCGCGACGACGTGACGACACTCTGGACCGATAGCCCTGATCTTTTAGCGCATCTTCTATCTGAGATCAGCCAATCCCCGCACGAAAAGGCCAGAACGCTTGACGCGCTCACCCATTATTGCGGATTAGCCAAAACCAAAGCGCCTTCGTTCTTCTATGCTCCGTTCGCGAAAATCTACTATCGCGTGCGGCGCAACACTGTCGACTCGTTGAAGCGGTTGCTGATTGCGCAAACTGTCGAAAGTCCCTTGGCGGTCGGACGTGGCGACTCGCCAATCGAGATCGCTATGTTCGCCGCGCTTTACGTCGAAGCGACATCGGGTGAGTTAGCGTTCGATATTGTCGAGACGCCCGCGCGCGGCGTTAGGTTCGATTGGGCCGCCGCTCCGGCCGGCCTGTCGATTCTGGCGATTGAAAGCCAGATTGAACTTACCGGCATGCGTCCTGATTTCATCGTCTCTACGCGCGGCGCCGACGGGGAAAAATTCATGATCGTTGAGTGCGACGGCCATGAGTTCCATGAGAAAACGAAGGAGCAGTCGACGCGAGATAAAGCCAGAGCGCGCGGTTTCCAGGCTGAAGGCTTTAGCTTTTTCCCCTTCACGGGCTCTGAAATCTGGCGCGACCCGTGCGCTTGCGCCGATGAAATAATCAGATGGGCGGCTATGGTCTCCAGAGATATGGCGGTTGAATAGTGGCGCGCATACGCTCGATACATCCAGGAATTTTCACGGATGAGGCTTTCATGGGCCTCACCGTTGAATGCCCGCTGGCTATTCCGCTTTTGCTTGGATTATGGGCCGAAGCGGACGATTCAGGCTCTTTTGAATGGAAGCCGCTCACACTAAAGGCGCGCGTGCTGCCGGCCGCGACGTGCGACACACTAGCGCTACTCGCCGTGCTGGTCGCCGCGAACTTCATCATGCGCTTCGAAATTGACGGTCGGCCGGTCGGCGTTATCCGCAACTTCGTAAAATTCCAACGTCCGAAGGCTCCGATCGACTCGCATCCCTTCACTTCGGAAAGCCGAGCATTTGCTGGCTTTGAAAGCGACGGAAGGCGGCCACATAGCGGAACTGGGCGGCCTCCAGCTAAAGATAATTCCGAACGACTTCCGAACGACTTCGTAACTCCTACCGAAAATCCGCCGCAGATGAAGGAGGAAGGATGTAGGAGGAAGGAAGAAGAACCTACTTCCCAAGATTCTACCCAGACGGAACTATCCGCTCCGCTTGATGCGCCGAAGCCGGGCAAACGGACGACTGGCGCCAGTCGCGAGCCTTCGGCCCGCGAAATTTTATCCGAATGTCTTTCCGAGCAAACGACGGCGGATTTAATCGCTCACCGAAAGGCGAAGAGAAGCCCGATCACGTCCCGGGCCGCGAGACTGCTTGTTGAAGCATTTCGCGCTTATGGCGACCCTGAGAAGGCAGCGCAAGCTATGCTGCTTCGCGGATGGACGGGGTTCAAGCCGGAGTGGATGCACGAAGACGCCCGTGCTGGACCGACGAACAAGGGTTTTCGTCGAAGCGAATGGGCAATCTAGCGGAGCGCAACCATGTCAATCGAAGACCTGCTTTTTTCCGAAGGAATTCGAGTTAAATCTAGCCGTCTAGGCACGACGAAGATGCTCTGCCCGAAATGCAGCGCGAGCCGGAAAAAGAAAACCGATCCGTGCCTTTCCGTGACAATCGAGCCGAACGGGGCTACGTGGCTTTGCCATAATTGCGAATGGGCAGGCGGTGTTTCCGACCGTCGTCACGATGACTACCATGTGCCAAGGCGTCGGCCCGATCCTGTCAAACCGAGTTTCATTCCGCAAGGCGCGACCGACACGACAATCGAATGGTTCGCCCTTCGAGGGATCAGCGCCGCGACCATCGCGCGCGCCGGTGTTTCTCGGCTCGAAACGTGGATGCCAGGCGATGAACCGGGACAGCGCAGCGCGGCGATTGCGTTCCCCTACATCCGCAACGGCGAGATCGTAAACGTCAAATACCGCACGAAAGACAAGCGGTTCCGACAGGAAAAAGGAGCCGAAAAGGTTTTCTACGGCCTTGATTTAATCGGCGGCGCCAAGGAAATCTACATCGTCGAAGGCGAGATCGATGCATTGAGCCTCCGGGAGATCGGATTCGCGAATGTTCTTTCCGTTCCCGATGGAGCCCCAAAAAATGTTCGCGATGAGCCGATCAATCCTGACGAAGATGTGAAATTCTCCTACGTCTGGAACTGCCGCGATGAACTGGCGACGGTGGAAAAGTTCATCCTAGCGACAGATGCGGATGGGCCAGGCCAAGCCCTCGCCGAAGAGCTGGCGCGGCGCTTTGGCCGAGAGAAATGCTGGCGCGTGACATGGCCTGAAGGGCGAAAGGACGCCAACGAGGTTTTGGTTCAAGACGGTGCCGAGGCGCTGGGCAACGAACTCGTCCGCGCCAAGCCGTGGCCGATCACCGGACTACACGAGGCTGACGACTACCGCCAAGAGGTTCTGGAGCTTTACCGCGTCGGACGCGGCCGTGCGCTGTCCACGGGCTGGGATAACCTCGACAAGCACATGACCATCGCCGAAGGGCAACTGTCGATCGTCACTGGCATTCCGAATAGCGGTAAAAGCGAGTTTGTCGACGCCATCATGGTCAACATGGCGCTAAAATATCGATGGTCATTCGCGATTTGCAGCTTTGAGAATCCGCCGGCCGAGCATCTATCCAAGTTCGCGGAGAAATATCTCGATGCGCCGTTTTGGGATGGACCGACGCCCCGCATGAGCGAGCCTGGCCTCGAACGCGCGCTCGATTGGGCACAAGGCTATTTCACATTCATCCGCGCCGATGGCGACAAGGTTTTGACCACGCTCGATTGGATTCTCGAAAAGGCTGGCGCGGCTGTCATGCGCTACGGCGTGCGAGGCGTCGTCATCGACCCGTGGAACGAAATCGAGCATCAGCGTCCAAACAACATGACAGAAACAGAATACATCGGGCAATCGTTATCGAAGATAAAAAGGTTTGCTGCGCAACGCGGCGTGCATGTTTGGGTTGTCGCTCATCCTTCTAAGATTCATGGGGAAGCTGGTAAAGCAACGCCAGTCCCTTCGCTTTACGATATCAGCGGGTGCCACTCTGACGATACAGAGGTTTTGACGACGCGTGGGTGGATTCGCCATGCAGAACTGACAAAAGCAGACGAGATAGGTTGTTTCGATAAAGAAACAGGCAATCTCGTTTATGACAACCCGACCAGGATAATCAAAAAGACATTCTCTGGAGAGATGTTTAAGTTCAAAGGCTATGGATATGACCAACTAGTTACGCCGGATCATCGGATGCTTTTGAGGCCGGAATGGGATGAACCTGTTGGAACGCAAAAAAGCACAGGCCTTGGTCGTCCAATTCGTTGGCCAAAAAATAAATGGTCATTTTGTAATGCCGAAGAAGTCCCTAGCGCCCCGTTCTCTCTCCCGATCGCCGCGCCATTGCCCGATAATGGCGTGAGCGTGATAACAGTTCTCTTGGCGCGTCTCGCCGGCTGGTATGCGTCGGAAGGTTGCCCCATGAGTTGTGGAGTCTCAATTTCACAAGCCGCCGGGGAAATGTGCGACGAGATTCAACGGCTGCTAGACGAAATGGGGATCGTATTCCATGTGACGCATAGCGCTCCCGGCGGCAAGGGCGGAAAGTTGCCTATGTGCTCGATTTATATTGGGGTTCGTGGGGCGAGAGAAGTCGTCGATTGGCTTAAATCGGAGTGCGGATGCGGCTCACGAAACAAGAAAATACCATTGGCGATCAAACGTGGATCGCGTTCCTTGAAGATAGCTTTCGTTGAAGCTTTTCTTAAGGGAGATGGCCACCTTCGTTCGAACGGGACGTATTCCGCAGCGACGACAAGTTTGCAACTCAGAGACGACCTCCAGGCGTTAGCAATTGAGCTAGGTATTTCGTGCTGTTGGCATGAACGGCCTGTTGTTTCCGAGAACCATTCGGCGAGTTGGCAGCTTTCCTTTGGGTCAGAAGGAAGGACAGAGACAGCGCTACGCACATATAGGAATATGACCCGTGAGCCATATGAAGGATACGTGTGGTGCCTGACAGTTCCGACAGGAGCATATTTCACGCGTCGGAATGGGCGCGCGAGCGTTTCAGGCAACTCAGCTAATTGGGCAAACAAAGCCGACCTTGGGATAGTCGTATATCGGAACGAGGAAACCACGAATACCGACATTCATGTCAAGAAATGCCGGTTCAAGTATGTGGGCTCAAAGGGTGTTGTGTCACTTAGTTATAATCGTCTGACCGGAAGATATTCAGACATCTTTCAATATGAGGACGCCAGATGATCACCCGCAATCCACCCGCATGGCTCCTCGACGAGGCCCAAGCGATGAAGGCCGCGACCACCTATATCCCACCCGACCGGCTTCAACCCGCCAAGCAAATGCGCCTAGACGGCATGTCGTGGCGATTGATCTCGGAGGCTTTGGACGTGACCATCTGGGCGGTTCGGGCGGAGATTGACCCTGGATTCGTGGAATACCAAGCACAAAAAAACCGGAGGTATCTAGCCGCTGGTGGATTGGAAAAACGGACATCTCGGCTGCGAAAAGAGCGGCAAGAGGAACGATCGGCAATCAAGAATGACCGAGAGCCGAGGGCCAAGGTCTCGGGAGATATTCTCGCGGCGGGACGGTTCTACCGCCTGGCTGATCGGCGGGCCGGGCGATGAATAAATATCGCAATTGGAATGATCGTCCAAGCTTCACGGTCGAGCGACGCGCCATTCCGCCGGGACGACGCGAAGCCCGCAAAGCAGCAAGGCCATCCAAATCGCCAGAGAAGCCACATGTGGAGCCTCTATCGGGAATGGCGGCGGACATGGCACGGCAACATCGTTCGTCGAGCTATGGCTTCATCCCGTCGTTTTGGAAGCCTGGACAATAAGGATTGACCCATGAGCAATGCAGCTTGGTATGTCGTGGAAAGCTGGGAGGGCAAGGACGCTGACGCTTATCTGCGGCTCGCGGCGGCGCTATCGATGGTTCCAGGCTTCAAGGTTTGGAGGCCATTCGATCCAAAGCGCGCATCCAAGCGCCACGGCGGAGACCGTAACAAGTCTTTTGACTTCGAGGTCTCGAAAATCCCTCGCTTCGGGCGGTATATGTTTGTCCACTGCGTTTTGACGGATAGTTTGCGCCATGCGATCGCCAACACGCCAAGCGTTCGAGGATTTCTTTGCGCGTCATTGATGGATCGACCGCCGACCGTGAGCGAAAAAGAAATACAATATTATCAAGACTATACGCCACCAAAGGTTGAAAATATGGAATTCAAGACAGGAGCCATAGTTCGAATAAATGAAGGTCATCCTTTTGCCGAGTTGAGCGGGCGCATCTTGGACGTTGACAAGAAAGGTATTCTCAAGGTAGATGTTAAAGGGACTTCTGGTGCGGTGGTTCGTATCATCATTGAGCCAGGGTCCGTCTCTTTGGTGTCAGCTCAGGCTACGCCGGGCGGCAAAAAGACGATCCACGGTATGGCCAGAGTATCGGCCTAGCCGTGCGAAAGCTATTCCGCTAGCTCTAGCGTCAGAACAGTCAACAACAAAATGCAGCGAAGGCGAAAAAATGTCGCGTGAACTGCATAAACGCTTGTTGGAATTAGAAATTCGATCGGATCAAATAGCTGGTCTCAAGCATGAAAATAAACGGTTAACCGCCGCCCTCGCTGAAATGTGCGCAGGACAGCAAAGCCAAGATGAAACAATCTGCAATCTCCAACGCCGCGTTCAAGAGCTTGAGAGCGAACGAACAATGAGGAATGAAATTGGCAGTCGGACGCCCTAGCCTTTACAGGCCAGAATATGCTGAAAAAGCCAAAGAGCTTTGCAATAATGGCGCGACTGATGCGGAACTGGCTGATTATTTTGAAGTTTCGATAACAGCGATCAAGTCGTGGAAATCCGTTCATCCAGCGTTTCATACCGCCTTAAAGGCAGGCAAGGATATCGCAGACGATAGAGTCGAGCGGTCTCTTTATGAGAAAGCAACAGGCTACACGTTCGATGCAGTTAAGATTTTCATGCCTGCTGGCGCGCAAGACCCTGTTTACGCGCAATATCGTGAGCATGTTCCACCTGATACAACCGCAATGATTTTCTGGCTTAAAAACCGCCGCAAGGCTGAGTGGCGCGATAAGCAGGATGTAGAGCACTCAGGCGAAGTCAAGGTGGAATACAGCGACGAAGCCCGTATCAGGGCTCTGACGGCGTTTTTGGAGAAGACGGCCGGGAAAGTTTAGCCTCTCGCTGCCGTCTAAACCACGTCCTTCGGCTCATTCCGAGCGCAACCCAAGGCCGGGTTGCTTCCAGTGTGGACGCGGCGTCTTCGAGTCGAGGCCGTCCACGTTTACAAATGGTCTGATGCGATTGTGGCTCTCGTTTATTTGTGCTTGCAGCGCTAGGAGAACCCGAGTTTCTTCCCGAGCTACTGCTTCCCAATATCCGGGGTAAAGTCCCCAATTTAGTGGGCTGTCTCTCCTCCACCCGTCTGTCGCCATTTGGTTTTTCATCCTCGAATTTGATAGCCATGTCACCTTTATGGCATCAATTCGGCACTAATGCAAGAATGGCGCGCCTGCCGCCTCTCGCAGGACCATCGCCGGCGCGCCGGCTTCTTAAGTGAGGTCTAAAATGAAACTGAAGCATAAGATCGGGCTCGCCGCCGCCTTCGCGGCGCTGGCGATTCCCGTCGCCGTCATGGGCGCGGGTATGTGGTCTACGTGGTCCGTCATCGGCGGGCCTGCCTTTTGCGCCTCCATCGTCACGGGAACGGGCAATCTCGGTGGAATCACCGGCCAGGGCCAGGGCGCTATCGGTTATATCTGCCAGACGCTTGTTCCGGCGGGTCCGGCCGCTCTAACCGGCTCCGAGCTCATTCCGCTTGACTTGAACACAGGCAACACGGGAACGCCTGTTCAGTCGGCGGTTGTTCCATCCGGCTTGCTTGGGCAGTCGACGAACCGCCTTATCGGCGGTGACTTGAACACGAGCCTCGCGCAGCGCCTATCCACGACCAAGGGTATCGCAGCGCTTGCTGGCGCGACCATCGCTCCCGCCATTATCACTTCAGATGGATGGTGGGCTTATTCGACGGGTTCGACGGCGACCTTCACTATTCCAAGCGGGACGACTGAAGTTCTTCCCGCATTGAACACGACCAAGGCGTTGCGCGTCGCGCGCCCGTCCGCAGCTACGCCGTCCGGCGCAACCTGTATCGGCCAGACGCTCGACGTGAACGCCGCGTCTCCGCTGATTGGCAACAATGCCGTCTTCTCGTTTTATGCTCTGACCGGCGCTACATTCTCTCCGGTGGGCGGCGTGTTGACGGCGCAGATTGCCTATTCGTCGGCGGCGGATGCGGTCGGCACGCAGGCTGGAATGGGTTATGCCGGCGGCAATGGTTCGAAGTTCGCGCTCGCGGGCTCTGGCCAGGCGGGCGGCCCGACCAATTACACGGTCGCGACGCCGGTTCTTTCGCCGGCTACTGTCGGAACGGTCGCGACCACGGGCGTCGTTTCCATTCCGGTCTCGGCGACATGGGGCCGCTATTCGATCGCGGCGCCGATCCCCGTCAATGTGCCGGGAACCACGACGGCCGTCACCAATGTCAGCGTTCAGATTTGTGGGCTCTTTACCGCAACCACGTCGGTCACGACCGATTGGTTCGAGGTTCAGGGCTTGCAGCTTGAGCCGGCTTCCGCCGTCATCACGACAGCGCTCCCCAACGGCATCGTCTCGCCCAAGGCCTTCGAACGCCGCTATCCCGCGTTGGAAGCGATGCTCGATTATTCCTACCTCTATTATAACTACGAGCAGCAAACCCTTGGGCTCACGGCCAATGGCTCGTGCGAGAATGTCGCGACCACGACGGCGAACTGCGTTGTCGCTTATCCGGTTGCGATGCGTATTGCCCCGGCTCTCCAGTTCACGGCGGGCTTCCAGGCATTCGCACAGGTCGCAGAGACGAGCGTGAGCGCTTGCACGGCCAACTCGCTGTCGACCTCTCTTGCTTCGTTCTCTAACAACACGGGCTTCCTGATGCTTTGCACAGCGTCGGTTGGCGCTGCCGGAACGGCGAACGAGTGGATGTCGCTCGGCACTTCGGGCTCGACTGGCATTATCTCCGCTTCGGCTATGCCGTGAGCGAGGCGGTCGACTACGCCATAGAGCATGAAGCGTGGAACGCCTATCAGCTTGCCGATGGTTCTCGGCTGCGAATGCGGGTCGTGTTAACCCGCGCCATTCGTTCGGGAACTGACGTAAACGGCGTTCCAGAATATAAATTCGAACATGCGGTCATGTGCCAAGTCGAACCGGCGCATGCGGAAGAGAAGGGATAAGAAAATGGGAAGTTCAATCGGCGACACCAAGCCTATCGTGGGCGGGTTTTCGACTCAGTTCAATGGCGGTGGCGGAGATGGAGCTCATGATCCGCTGCCTCCGCGCGGCAGCAAAGACCCGGGCGGTACCAAGCCGACCAAGCCCGGGCTCGTTCCTGTGCCGCTGAACGGCACGGGCGGAAAAAAGAAGTAATTCGGCAAGGGGAACGCGACAATGCGCAAACTTATCTTAGCGGGCGCGCTCGCGTTCCTCGCTCCTTCGTTGGCTTTCGCCGATGGAATGGGCGTGCTTCAGGCTAACCCGCGCAACAGCGGCGACGTCTCCGGCACGATCGCAAGCACTGGCGTCTATCAGACCGTGTTCCCAGCGAACACCAATCGCGTCGGTTGCGACATCCAGAATCAGGGCGCGGCCAACATGAACGTGCGTGTGAACGGAACCACGATTTTCATTTTACTGCCTTACGCCTTGTTCTATTGCAACAATTCGATGTACACGATTGTCTCGCTGATTGAGATAACAGGGACGGCGACGCAGGCCTTTGCCGCCTCGTCCGAATGATCCGAGACGTTAGAGCCTATGTCGAGGGTTTGAGTCCGCAAGCCAAGGCCGACCTCGACAAGATGCTTTTGCCGGAACTGACGGCGCTTTGGTTGCCGGACTTCCGCAATAGGCCACAAGTCGCCGCGTATTACTCGCAAGCTGATTTGCTGCTTTATGGCGGCGCTGCAGGCTCCGGTAAGACCTCGCTCTTGGTTGGTCTCGCCGCGACATGCCATTATCGCACTGTGATATTTCGGTCTAAATCTGTCGACCTTCGCGGCGTCGAGGAGTATTTGTTAGAGGTTTGCGGACGCGACGGGTGGAACGGTCAGGACAGCATTTTGCGCCGCCTTGATAGGATCATTGAATTAGGCCATTTGAGTAACCCCGGATCGGAAAAGTCATGGCAGGGCCGGCCGCATGATTTCATCGGGTTCGATGAAGGTGCCCAGCTTTCGAGAGCCAAAGTTCAATTTGTTATGGGCTGGTTGCGCTCCGCCGATCCGAAGCAGCGCCGCCGCGTTGTCATCGCCTCCAACCCCCCGACAGGCGGCGACGGCGAATGGCTTATGGAGTGGTTCGCGCCTTGGCTCGATCCTCAGTTCGCTAATCAGGCGTGCTCGGGCGAACTTCGATGGGCGGCGACCGCCCCGGACATCGAAGGAACTACGGTTTGGCTCGATAATAGCGCGCCAATCGTTTTCGTGGACGGGCGCGACTATCGCATCGCGACCAAGGAAGAGATCACTTTTACCCCGGAGAGAGCTCGCGAGTTAGGTGTCGAAATAACGCGCCCAATGACGCGAACGTTTATTCCGGGCAAACTAGAGGATAACCCCTACCTCCGCGAGACAGGGTATCGGGCGCAGTTGCAGGCACTCCCTGAGCCGCTCCGTTCTCAAATGCTGCATGGGGACTTTCTTGCCGGGCGCCAAGATCACGAATGGCAAGTCATCCCAAGCGCGTGGGTGAAGGCTGCTCAGCAGCGATGGACAGAAAAACCACCAGGTGGAACGGTAATGTCCGCGATTGGCGTCGACGTGGCGCAAGGCGGCGGAGACGATACGGTCTTGGCCCCGCGTTATGGGCACTGGTACGCCCCGCTCATTCAAGAGCCGGGGATTAGGACGCCAAATCCTTCCGACGTCGCGGCACTGGTAGTCAAGCATCGGAGAAACAGCGCGGCGGTTGTCGTCGACATGGGCGGCGGTTATGGCGGAGGCGTAAGAGAGCGCCTTGTCGAGAATGACATTCGCGTGCATCCGTTCAACGGCGCCGGTGAATCCGGCATGCGAACGAAAGACAAGCAGCTTCCATTCGTGAATAAGCGGGCTGAAGCACATTGGCGGTTCCGCGAGGCGCTAGACCCGGACCAGTCTGGCGGCGCGACGATCGCTCTCCCGCCAGACCCGCAAATGGCTGCTGATTTGACTGCTCCTCGTTGGAAAATGGCCAGCCGAGGCATTCAAATCGAAAGCAAAGAAGATCTTAAAAAGCCGGAGCGCTTGGGGCGTTCGCCGGATAGGGGAGACGCCGTGATAATGGCTTGGTCGGAAGGGAATAAAGCCATCATCGCGGCGATTAAGGCTCACGAACGCGGGCTAGCTGGGAATTTGCCAAAAATTTCCGCGCCAGATCGCGGGGCTAATCGCGGAACCGGTTGGATGAGCCGTTAATGGTCTCTCCCGTCACCATGCTCGATGACGCCAAGCCGGCGCGAACCGACGAAGAGGTTGTCCGCGAGGCTGTCGACCGGTGGAAGGCGTGTCAAGATTGGCAAGGTGTCGAAGATCAGCGCTGCCGTGAAGACATCAAGTTCGCCAATGGCGACACGCGCAACGCTTGGCAGTGGCCAGAGCGAACCTATGATGATCGGACATCACCTGGCCAGGATTTGCCTTGCCTGACGATCAATAACACCAGAACGCATAACGACATGATTATCAATTCCATGTCGAAGAATCGCTTCGCGATCAAGGTTCGGCCGAGCGGGGGAAAGGCGAGCTACAAATCAGCGGGAATGATGCAAACGCTGATCCGGAGAACTGAGACAATCTCCCGCGCCACGACGCAATATCGCAAGGTGGCGGAGCATCAAGTTGACGGCGGCATAGGCTACATTCTGCTCGAAACGGACTACGTGTCCGAACGCTCGTTCGATCAGGATATTTGGCTCAAGGCCGCGCGGGATCCGACTGGCGTCTATCTCGACCCGTGGATTAAGCAGCAAGACGGCCTAGATGCCAATTTTGGCTTCGTTTTCGATCGCCTGCCAATCAAGGAATTCAACCGAAAATACCCGGATTATGTCGGGAAAGTCGGTAAGGCTCCGCTGGATTCAATGTTCGCAGATTGGATCACGGACAAAGAAATTATGGTGGCCAAATACTTCCGCAAGAAAGAGCGGAAGGACACGCTGGTCTCTTACAAGCCAGAGGAAGACGGCGAAGAGATTGAAAAGCTGGCCTCTGAAATCAAAGACGAAGCTGGTAAGGATTTGTTCAAGGCGCTTGTCGCAGACATCAAAGCGGGCCGCGTCGACGGACGCATGCGCAAGGTGACGGACAACGAGGTTGAATGGTTCCTGATCGCTGGCAACATTGTCGTCGACAAAGGCAAATGGGCGGGGAAATATATCCCGATCTTTCGCTGCCCAGGCCGCGAGATCGTCATTGACAATCGGTTGGACCGCAAGGGCCACACTCGGCCGCTGATCGACCCGCAGCGCATGCTGAATTACGCCGCGTCAACCGATGTCCAAGTCAATGCGTTGCAGCCTAAAGCCCCATGGTTGGCGCCGGCGCGCGCGACCGAAGGCCAAGAGCAGTGGAAAGACGCCAATATCAATAACTACGGCGTGCTGTTCTATAACGACCTTGACGAGGAAGCCCCGGAGGGTATGCAGCAAGTCCAACCTCCGCAGCGGATAGACCCGCCGAAGGGAAACCCGGCGTATATGCAAGCGATGCAGAACGCCGAACGCCAAATGATGATGATTTCTGGCCAGTTTCAAGCCCAAATGGGCGAAAACGACACGCAATCGGCGGCGAGCGGTGTAGCGATCGGCGAGCGTAAGCAACAGGGCGATACGGCGACCTATCACTTCCCCGAGCATCAAGCCGACATGCTTCGAGCGATCGGCATGGCGCTGCTCGACCTCTATCCCAAGATTTACGACACCAAGCGCGCTTTGCATGTGATCGGCGAAGACGGCGAGAAGTTTTGGATCAATATCGACCCGACGCAAGCCGCCGCGGTTCAAGACGAGCAATACTCTAAGGATGACGAAGAAGCTATTCGGCTTTCGTTTAACCCGTCGCTTGGTGAATTCGAGTGCGTGTCCGATCCTGGTCCCGACTATGCGACGCAGCGGCAGGAAGCATGGGACGCTATGTCCATGATCCTGAAAGAGAACATGGAACTTGCGGGCGTTATTGGGGATTTGCTGTTTAAGTATGGCGATTTCCCCGGCGCCGACAAGATTATGGAGCGCTTGCAAAAAGAGATCAAGGCGAACAAGCCATACCTGTTCGACGAGAAGATGGAGCCGCAAATCGTTTCGCTCCAGCAGCAAACGCAGAGGCTTACGGCGCTTAACGCCGAGCTAATGCAAAAGCTGTCTCTGAAAGAGATTGCGCTGAAGGGTAAAGACGAACAGCGGGACGTGAATGCGCAGAAGGCCGACACCGAGCGCATGAAGGTCATGATCGAAGCGCTGGCCCGCCTTACTCTCACGCCGCAACAGCGGGCGCAGATGGAGCACGAAATCGAGTTGAAATCGCACGATTTTGTGTATGATACTGTTTCGCAGGCCAATGCGGCCGAGTTGTCGCAGCAGGGCGCGGCCAATACTGAAAGTGAAGGCTCTTAATGGCCAGCAAGAAATCCGGCAATGCCATGTCCGCTTCGTCCTCGGGTCCGCTCAAGACTGGCGCCAAGAAAGGCGACGGGAAGAACAGCGGCGAAGGCAAAGAGCCAAAGTTCGATAAGGACAAGGCTCTTCGAGGAAAGCGCAAATGAGCAAGGCCAAGGTCGAAGCTAAGGTTGGCAAGGTCATGCGCGAATATTCCAAGGGAGAGCTCCATAGCGGATCCAAGAAAGGCCCGGAGGTCAAATCCAAGGCGCAAGCGCTGGCGATCGGCTATTCCGAGGGCCACAAAGCGTCGCGGAAGGGCAAGAAATGAAGACTCTAGATGTCGCCGGCCAAGTCATCTCGACCAAAGAAGCTGATGATCTGGTCTCCATGCTGATTCACGACGCCGGGGAAATCGCGGGCCAGTTTTACGATATGGATCGCAGCGAGAAGTTCCGTCTCAATTGGCCCAGCCAAGACAATTTTGTCGACGCTAATTGGAAGTCTTTCGTTGAAGCGGCTCGATCTCTCTATGCGCAGCGCCTCGGCGACCCGAAGACACCGCCCGAGGAAGCGCGTAAGATGCACCTTGCCATCGTGCTTCAGGAAATGGTCGGACATGGCCAAGAAAAAGACAACCGGCTGCAACTCGCGCCGAATAGTCAACAGTTCGAAGGCGACAAGCGCGCGAACAAGAAAATTCTCGAAAATTTCGGCAAGAAACAGAACCTTCGCGCCGGTCTGTTGAACAGCGTGGCGCAAATCTCCCGCATGAGCCATTGAGGATTATATGAGCGACGCCCCTGTTATCGACACGACCGAGTCGGTTGTCGACCCGAACGCATTGGCGGTCGTCGACCCCGCCACGATTATCGAACCGCCTCCCGCGCCTGAACCTCCTGCCGCCCCGGCCAAAAAGCCGTGGTATCTGGAGCGCATCTCCCAAGAGAGCGCGCGGGCCCAGGAAGCCTCGACGAAGCTCGCCGCCGCTGAGCGCCGCGCGGCCGATGCGGAAGCCCTCGCCGAGCGCCTCAGAGCCGACGCTGGCCAAGATCGCCAGCAGCGCCAAGAGCCGCAACAGCGTCCCCAAGAGCCCGACAGGCAAGCCGAAATCCGGCGCGAGGCCGCCGCACAGCGCCTCGCCGAAGATAGCATGGACGTTCGCAATCGCGGTATCGCCGAATATGGCGCGTCTTTCGTCGAGAGCCTTGGAATTTTGAGCGCCGTTGGCGCCGTGACGGACGATTTTGTTTCGGACGTTCTCGCTGTGGATAAGGCCAACGCTCACAAGATTTTCGACCAGATCGCGAAAGACCCGGAGCGCGCCGCGACATTGGCCGCCATGTCTTCTCGCCAACGCATTGCGGAGATTACCAGGATGTCAGTCGCCACCGCCGCAACGAAGACCGAACCCGCGCCGCCCGTCGCGCCGCCGAAGACCGTCAGCAAGGCTCCTGCGCCGCCGCCGAAGATCGACCCCGGCGCGGTGAAGATCGTCGACGGCTACTCGGATGAAGCGTCGGACGAGGATTTCACGCGCCAGTTCAATGAGCGCATGGCGAAGCGCGGCGCTCGCCGATAGAAGGAATTAGGCAGGCTCCTATAGCCTAAAACATCCGTCAAATGGCGATTTGAACGGTTCGACAGCGGCGCTTCGCTATCGTCACTGGTAATATTACCCGCGCCCGGATGCGTTAACCCGGAGGGCCGAAAGGCTATAGCCGTATCATCCAACTCGACATTGGAGAAACAAAATGAATGCATCATGCGCTCCTAAGAAAAGGAGCAGTAATAAATAGGAGCCTATACTATGAGCAACAACATCTTGACCCCCTCTATGATCACGCGTTACTCGATTCGCATGTTTTTGAATACAAATTACTTTTTACAAAACGTGTCAAGACAATTCGAGTCTCAATTCGGCAACGAAGGTGCTCGTATCGGCGCGCAACTCCGCATCCGTTACGCCAATCAGTATACGGTTACTGACGGCCCCGGCATTGCGATCCAGGACACGACGGAGCAGCAATTTCTGCTTACTGTCGCGACGCAGCGCCATGTCGACGTTGCTTTCACTTCGGCGGAAACCACGCTCGATATTGACGACTACATGGAGCGCATCGTCCTTCCTCGCGTGAACGCGCTGGCGGGGAACGTGGCCATTCAGGTCATGGCGAACACCGCTCCAACCGTGCGTAATATCGTTGCCAACGTGGACGCGAACAACAACATCCTTCCCGTGACGGATTCGCCTTTCGCCTTGGCGCGCGCCATCCTGGAGGAGAATTCGGCTCCTAACTTCGGCGAAATGGGTATCCGCAAGGTTGTCCTCGCGCCGCGCTCCGACACTCGCGTTCAGCTTGCCTTGCGCGGCCTGCTCAACCCCGTGGAAGCGATTTCCCGTCAGTACAATACGGGCATGATGTATGAGGCGCTTCAATTCCGCTGGTTCGAGGACCAGTCGGTTGTGTCTCACACCACGGGCTCGCTGGTGACGGCGACGGTGAACGGCGCGGGCCAGACGGGCAACGTGCTGCTCGTCAATGCCTTGGCGGGAACGCTGAACGCGGGCGACGTTATCACGATTCCCGGTGTCAACGCCGTCAACCGCGTCAACTATCAGTCGCTCGGCACGCCGTCTCAGTTCGTTGTGACGTATCCGGCGCAGAATGGCGCGACTTCGATTTCGATCTATCCGCCGATCATCCCGCCGGCCAGCGCCGTCCCCTACGCCGGCCTGCCCTACACCCCGCAGCAATATATGACCGTGACCGCCAGCCCGGCGGCCAACGCGGTTATCACGCCGTTCGCCAACGCCTCGACGACCTATCGCGAAAACCTCGCCTATGCGCCCGACGCGATTACCCTGGTCGTCGCGCCGCTGTGGATTCCGCCCTCGGGTCGGGGCGTCATCGATGCGGCCCGGCATGAGTATGATCAGTTGAGCATGCGAAGTTTGGTCGTCTACGAACCTAGCACCGACCAACCGATTGATAGATTGGATATCTTGTTCGGTTCGGGCACTCCAAGACCGGAATGGATCGTGCAGTGCGCTGATAGCACACCATGATAAATCAATGACTGATGCATAGTGCGCCGGGAGTTAATTCGCATCCCGGCGCACTCTTAGCAAGCGCACTCTTTTTGGAGGAACCTCAAATGGCCTTTGAACCCGAACGGCATGAAATCGACCCGCGAACCGGCTTCATCGTCGACCGCGAGACCGGCCATCCGACCGGCCTCGTCCCCAAGCCCGTCCTTCGTGTCAGTGACGACCACGAATGGCCCAAGTGGGTGCTCCCGCATGCCAGCCATATCGTGCGCGACGCCTTCGGCAATGTCGCGGTCCCGAGCTTTCCCGAATTCTACATTCGGCGCCATGACGGCGAAGTGACTGTCCTCGTCCACGACGCCGACGAGGAAGCCATGGCGTTTAGCGCTGCTGTCGAACACACCGAGCAGGCGTCGGACAACTACGAGCCTGACAAGGGTGCTGCTTTCTCGCCGGAACCCTCACCGTCTGACGAGCGGGTTCTTGATGAAGGCTATGCTCGCGCGCTTGGTATCGCCAAGGATGATGAAGAATTCCGCGCTCGGGCTATCGCTGCTGGTTATGCGCCGGCGAATGACAAGGGGCACACCTAATGAGCGGCTTTTTTGGTAAGGGCGAATTCGCGAAATATCCGCCGAAGTCCGAAGTCGGCTACCTAGACCCGGAAATCGCGGGCGAGGGCCAGCAGGTCATCCACAGCGACGGTGAGGTCGTCAGTTGGACGCCGCCACCGGCGAAGCCGATTGTTCCTGATTTCTCGGAAATCAAGAGCATCCGCAAATACTTCAACAGAACCGGTTTCTCGCCTTGGCCGGCTTGGCTCTATCACCAAACCGAAGCGCCCCGGCTGGTCAAAAACGCCGAAGAGGGTTTCGAGCTTGGCGTCGTTTATCGCAAAGCCAACTCTGACGAAGTTGCGCGCTATGGCAATCATGACGTTTGGGATTGGAGCCCTGAATCCGAATGGCGGCCGAAGCCTTATCCGGGGACGCAGAAGTTCGACCATAAAAACCCCGGAACCGGGAAGACCGTCATCCTTTCGGCGCCGAACCCCGTGATCGCGCAGAACGAGCTCGTCCGCGCGCTTATCCCCGAGGTCGCGCGAGCCGTGGCCGAGGCGCTGGGAACGGCCCGCCCGAATGCGCCCGCGAACGTGGATGCTGGCGAATGGGCCGAGTTCCAGCAATACATCGCGTGGAAGAAGTCGCAAGAGGTCATCGTTCACCAGGCGGAGAAGGCCCAGGATTCGAACGCCTTGGCGACCGGCCTCTCCCACGACCAAGAGCTCTCCATGTGGCGGGAAGACGCCGAGCAGCGCGGCTTGAAGGTCGACGGCCGATGGTCTGTCGAGCGGATCAAAGCCGAGATCGAGAAGGCAGCCTAACCTATGATTCAAGCCCCCAACGAACCGGCGCTGACGATCGACAGTGTTCAAGATTTGATAACGAACATGCTTGTCGACGCCGGTATCGTTGGCATCGACGAAGCGATAGAGCCAGCGATCCTGAACAGGGCTTTCCGGCAGGTTAATTGGATCATCGACGAATGGGCGCGCAAGCGCTGGCTCGTCTATAGAATCCAGGATTATCATTTCGTCTGCACGGGCCAAAGAGCCTATACGGTCGGGCTTGCTCAGACGGTCAATATCAACCCGCGCCCGGATCGTCTCGAATATGCGTTTCTCCGGTTTTTGAACAACAACACGGGCCAGTATCCAGGGGGGAACGCGCCGGCCGGAGGCGGAGGTGGCGGTGGCGGCGGTGGGGACTTCAATGCGCGTGATTGGAGCGCGGATTGGAACGGCGGCCAGAGCGGTGGTGGCACCGGTGGAGGGAACCCTGGAGGCGGAAACCCGGGCGCGGTTGCCGTCTCGCAAGGGCCGTTTTTTGTTGACATCCAGCTCGAAATAATCCCGTCGCACGAAGACTATTCGCGGATCACGGTTAAAAACATCGGCACGCTGGCCTGGAAGATTTTCTACGATCCGGCCTGGCCGATCGGGCTATTACGGCCTTGGCCGGTCCCGCAAGCGACGATTTATGAAATTCACGTGGGGTTCAAGTGCGTGTTGCCGCGCTTCCAATCGTTGCAACAGAAAATCAACTTCCCGCCGGAGTACGAGATGGCCCTCAATTGGGCCGGAGCGCGCCGGCTTCGCGCTAGCTATCAAATGCCGGCCGATCCGGCGATCGACGGCCTCGCGCGCAACGGCCTGAACACAATAAGGCTCGGCAACCAAGCCATGTCTACACTCAGAATGCCGCCGTTTCTTCGCAGAAATCAGCGCGCTTACGATTACCGCGGGGATGGCTCCTAATATTTTTCGCGGAACCAAGTCAACTAAGGAACCCACCATGCGCAAGAAAATCGCTTCCCTCGTGCTGGCCCTCGCGCTGGCGACCCCGCTCCCCGCTTTTGCTGCCCAAGGCTTAGCACCTCAATTGGGCTTCGAACTTCCCGAGGGTAAATGGCTGTTAGGCATCGTTCAAGGCTTTAACTGGACTTATAAGTCGGGTATCTCGGCGGCTGGAACCACTCAGGCCACTTCGACGCAGCTTTCCGCCGGCATCTTCCTTGAAGAAGTCGACACGTCCACGGTATCGACTGGCCTCGGCGTCGCGCTTCCGTCTTGTTTGCAGGGGTCTTCGCTGATCCTCGGCAACAACACCGCGAACACGATCACCGTTTACCCGAGCATCGCCAACAACCCAATAACAAGTGCGCAGGACGTGATTCTTGTCGGTTCGCAGGCGACGAGCACCACGATCACCACCTATGCGGCCGACACGTTCTGGTGCGCCAAGAATGGCGTGTGGATCGTCAAGTGAGGGCCAAGCGAACCTTGTTCGGCTGGCATAACGCGCGCACGGGCGAGTTTCGCTTGAGCAACTACCCGCCCGACGCGCCGGTTCGCCCTTCAATCGCCTTGGCGAGCAAGGAAGATGTGCTAGCTCTTGCGGAGCGCCGACGCGCGCAAGTGCTATGGTATCCCCCTTTGCCAGCGGACGAAGTGCTAAATGGCCAGCCGTAGCCCGAATCTTATCCCGCTCAATTCAGGCGCCTATTCTGCGCGGTCGAAGATTGGCAATTTCCAGATTTCGGAGAATATCTTCCCAGAAATCAACCCGGAAGAGACTGATCCTGACGTCGCGGTCTCCCACTACCCGAGAGCCGGCGAGCGCCCGCTTTCCGCGCCGCCAGTTCCGGGAACGGGGCGCGGTTTGTTCACGTTGTCGAATGGCGCGCTGTTCGGCGTCGTCGGCGCGGCGCTTTACTACATCGATCCGAATTGGGTTTGGAACCTGTTAGGCCCGATCACCAATCTGCAAACGCCTGTTTCGATGTCGGATAACGGCATAACAGGTGTATTGGTCGACGGCTCGCCGAATGGCTATACGATTACGCTGGCCAGCAACGGAATTGTGTTCGCGCCTTTGGTCGATCCGACCGGCCTTTTCATCGGCTCGACGCGGGTTGACTATGCCGACACGTTCCTGATTTTCAACGCCCCCGGCACGAATATGTGGTACGTGTCGCTCAATGATCAGGTCGTGTTCAACGCATTGGCCCAAGCCAACAAAGACTCGTCGCCCGACCCTATCCAGACTTTTGCCTGCAGCATTCGGCAGGTCTGGCTGCTCGGAACGAAAAATTCCGAGGTCTGGTACAACGCGGGCAACTCGCCTTTCCCCTATCAGGAATGGCCAAACGTCTTTATCCAATATGGATGCGCGGCGGTTTACAGCCTCGTTCGCGCCGATGTCGATCTATTTTGGATTTCGCAGAATGACCAAGGCGCGGCGATAGCCGTCAAAACGAATGGTTATGGCGTCGTCGCGATTTCAAATCGTGGCCTAGAATATGAATGGTCCACTTATCAAACCGTCTCGGATTGCATCGGCGGGACGTTTCAGCAAGGCGGCCATACGTTCATTTTGTTCCATTTCCCCGGCGCTGATAAAACTTGGGTCTACGATCTCGCCACAAAACAGTGGTTTCGATGGACGTGGACCGACCATAACGGAATCGCGCATAGAGCTAGATCGTCTTTTTATGCAGCGGTCGATCCTTCAGGGGGATACCCGAAGACGATAGTCGCCCAAGACCATGCGACCGGCCAGATTTACGCGCTTGACGAGCAGTTCTACACCGACAACGGCAAACCGATCGTTTTTCGCCGCAGCTTCCCGCATGTGCTGAAAAGCCTGAACGAATTGACGCCAGCGGCCTTCGTGGCGGATTTCGAGACTGGTGGCATAACCGGCGTGGGCGATCAGGCGACGGCTCTCGGCGGGCCGCCGACGGTGTTTATGCGCTGCTCGAAGAACGGCGGCGCGTCTTTTGGCAACTATCGGCCCAAACAATTCGCCAGCAGCGGGAAATACCGATCGATGATGCGCTGGCGCGGGCTCGGAATGGGCCGCGATCTCGTCTTTGAGCTCATGTGGTCTTATGCGGGTTCATCTGCCCTCCAGGGGGCTTACGTGGATGTCGTCGAGCATAGCGCGTAATGGCGAATTCCTTTCAGCAAGGCGTCCCTGGGCCGCCTCTCGTCGACAAAAACGGCGCTCCGACCGGCCCTTGGTTCTCGTTTTTCATCAACCTTTGGAACCGGACGGGCGGCGCGAACGGCTCGCCGGGTATCGTCTTAAACGGCATTTCATCCAATGCCGGCGCGACGCTGTATCAAAATTCGATTGAATGGGTTGGCCTCGATCCGGGGCCACAATATTCAGTCATGCAGATGGGCGTCGAGTTCCCGGATTGGGGACTTTTGACAGGGCAAAATTTCCCGGCGCAAAATGTGAATTTGGTTTTCGCCGGACCGGCGAGCGGAGCGGCGGCGTATCCAACATTCAGACCGTTGCAAGCCTCGGATTTCTCATCGATCAGCGGTCAATATCCAGGAACCGCGACGAACGATGATGCGATAGCCGGCAACATCGGAGAATTCATCTTCGATGAAGTTCCCTCGAGCTCATCCGTCGCCCTCGCAAGCGGCGTATCAAAAGACATCGCGACAATAGTCTTGTCGCCGGGAGATTGGGACGTATGGGGAAATCTCGCGGTCGCACCGGCAGGAACAACCACGCAAAGCGCGATATTGGCGTGGCTCAACACGGTATCAGCCACAAACCCGACGCCCCCGAACAACGGGGGTTATGCGATGCTGACGCTACCGATTCCGGCGGGCCTGCCTCAAGTGCTGGGAATTCCGTCAATGCGGCTGTCGCTGGCGGCCCCGACAACGGTTTATCTGAGCGCGAATGTGACGTTCTTAGTTTCGACATTGAGCGCCTACGGGTTTCTCGGGGCGCGGCGCCGAAGATAAGGCGCTCGTTCGACGCCGACGAAATCAATGCGATCATCAACGACCCGGAGGTTTTCGCGCGTATCGAAACGCCGGGGATTGAGCGAATTGACGTGACGCAAATCGTTGCCGATCCGCGCAACGTCCTCATCATGGCGGAAGGCGGTGGCGTTATCTTTCTTTGGGTTGAGCCTGGAATTTATGATGCGCACGCACATTTTCTGGAAGGCCATCGCGGGAAGCATGCGTTTGGCGTGAACGTCGAGGCGCTTCATTGGATGTTCGTCAATACCGATTGCATGACCGTGCTGACGAGAATTCCAGCATGCTCGAAGGAAGTCGAGAGATTTTGCGAGGGTCTCGGCGCGACCAAACAGTTCGACCGCAAAGAGGTCTGGCCGACGAAAGACGGTCTTGTCGATATGTCGTTTTTGGCTTTGCATTACAGCGATTGGGTTAAGAAAACCCGAGAGTTAGCGGTCACGGGATCGGACTTCTTTGGCAACCTCAAAAAAGAAGCGCGGCGGCACGGGGCCGAATGCGACGACATCGCGATTGAGCCCGCGAACGCGCTTCATATCGGCTCGGCGATCGAAATGATTTACGCGGGCCAACCAGAAAAGGGTGTCGTGCTCTATAATCGTTTTGCTCGGTTCGCTGGTCTCGGCCCGACCGCCTCGATGTCGCTGATCGCCCGAAACCCGCTCGTTATCAGCCTTGGAACCGCCGTCCTCCAATTCCTCGACGGCCAAACATTCAAGGTCATCAAATGGGCCTGACAGCGGGCATTATGGGAGGGCTCGGCGCCGTTGGATCGATCGGAAGCTCTCTGATCGCCGCGAATGCGTCTAAGCAAGCATCTAATCAACAAGCTCAATCGCAAGAAATGGCGTTGATGCTTCAGGCTCAGAAATTTCAGACAGCGCAAAATGCGCTCGAGCCTTACGTTCAGGCTGGTCAAAACGTCCTTCCGACCCTGCAAAATTTGCTGACGCCGGGTCAATCGGCAAATCAGCTTGCTCAAATGCCAGGGTTCCAATTTCAGTCGCAATACGGCACAATGGCGGCGAAAAATGCACTTTCCGCGCAAGGTCTCGGTGGCTCCGGCGGCCCGCTCGCCGTGGCGGTTTCGAATTATAATCAGGGCCTTGCCGGCACTTATTACCAGAATTCGGTTAACGCCTTGCAAAACTATGCCAATATGGGTTCTGGTGCGGCTTCATCGCTCGCCGGAAACGCCATCGGCTCAGGCAATGCGATGGCTGGCACGGCTGGCAACATCGGCGGCGCGCAAGCCTCCGGCATGCTCGGCTCCGCGAATGCTTTGTCTGGCGGGTTGTCTGGCGCGACGGGCGCGCTCAGCAGCGCAACGCTCTTGAACAGCCTTCTCGGTCAAGGGGGCCAAAATGCGAACGGGAACGGCATATATGGAAACATCATGGGTCTTGGCGCCGGTGGCGTGACCGGGGCTCCAGGAGGTTAAAATGGCCAACGCCCTTTCTTCCGCTATCGGCGGCACGCCCCCGGCGCCCAATCCTTCGCCGCTCGGCAATCAAATGCCGCAGACGATGGGCGCGCAAGGTCCGGGGTCGCAACAATCGCCGCCTCCGCCGCCGAACCATCAACAGACCGTCGTAGCCCTACGCCATTTCGACGCCATCGAAAAGGAATTGACGGTTCTGCTCAAAGATCCGGGCCTTGGTCGCGCGGACATGAAGTCGGAAATTATCGACGGTGTGACGAAACTCGTGGCGGGCGGTTTTCTAACGCCAGCCGCCGCGATCACGGAGCTAGCCACGGTTCCCGAACGGCCCTTCGATCAAAAGAAGTGGCTTGAATCGCATCTGGCGCAAACTGTTCAAGCGGCTGACGGCGTGCTCGGCCATCACGGGGCTGCCTTTGCCGGCCAGGATGTTGACATGACGCCCCCGAACAATGCCAGCCATCTCAGCACCATGAACGGGCTCGCGGCGCAATACAAAGGCAACGCTTGATGGTCGACGCGTCTTCGCTCTATCCACAACCCCCGCAGCAACAGCAAAATTCGCTGGCTTCGAACCCAGGGGCCATTGTAAACTTGATGCAAGGCATCAATGCGCTGCGCTCGAAGCAGGCGATCGGCGGGGCCTTTCAGGGCGCTATTGGCGCGAACGGCCAATTCGACCCGGTAGCGGCTGCGCAAGCGATCAAAAGCAATCCAGATGCGGCTTGGGGCGCTCCTGAGGCTGTCGGGACGCTGCTCGATGCGCGCGGCAAGCAAATTTCCAATTCGACGGCTCAATTCGGGTTGCAGGCTGCGCAAAACCAAGAGGCGCAACGCCTGCTCGCCGGATTCGCACAAGACCCGAACCCGTCCGACGACAAGATTCGCCAGTGGTCGACGAGCATGGCGCGCGCCGGCATTGACCCTTCGACGATCAATGGCATGCGACAAGATTTGCTCGCGCGGCCGATGAGCGACCGAAAGAACGTAATCGGAAACGTAGCGAACACTGTGATGGGCCCAGGGACGGCGGCGCAGGCCACGACGCCCGCGATTGGTCCCCAAGGTGCGCAATATCGCGTCCCGCTTGGCGCGACGACAGCAGGGGGCGGCGGCTATCAGGCTGGACTGGCTCCCGGCTATGAACAAGCAGCAGGGGCGGCAGGCGTGGCCAGTGCGGCACAAGCGGTCGATCTCGGGAAAGCGGCCGATACGTCGCCTATCCGCAAGGGCATGCTCGGTAATCTGGAAAGCGACTTGAATGCGTTCACGTCTGGCCCATCCGCTGACTGGCAGAAGGTCGGAAAGGCATGGGCGAACCGCAACATTCTCCCGTCTGGAATGCAATTCGACCCGACATCAATCGCCAGTCAGGAAGCCTTTACGAAGCAGGCTGAACAACTTGCTCAACAGCAATTTGCCGCGATTGGAGGAACGGGCACGGACGCCAAGTTTGGTTCCGCGTTCAAAAGCAATCCGAATGACGCCTTATCAAATCTTGGTAACAAGGGGATTATCCGACTTTTGAAGGGCAACGAAGATGCTATTCAAGCCAAGAATAACGCTTGGCAGGAATGGCAGAAACAAGGAAATCCACCAAACTCATATCCTCAGTTCGCGGCGGAATTCAACAGCAAATTTGATCCTCGCGTGTTCCAAGCACAATATATGTCAAGAGAGGATTTCTCTAAGACAATCAAGGGGATGTCCGGCCCTGAACAGCGGCAATTCATCGCGAAAGTGAACGAAGCAAAACAGCGCGGCCATGTGGCCGGCCCCGGTTCCTATTACAATGGGCAGTAACTAATGGCTAGCGGCGCGGGCACGCTTTCATATCTGGACGCTCCTTCCGATGCGGGAACGGCTTCGGCACTTCCTACGGTTTCGCCTGCCGATCGGGATATGTGGGTTCGGACGGTCATCGGCGAAGCGAATGGTGATCCGAGCGCACCCGGCGTCGCGCATGTCATCGCGAACAGAATGCGCCAAAATAAGGCGTCGGCAACCGACACGGTTCTGGCGCCTGACCAGTTCGAGCCCTGGGCATCGCGCCAACAGGAATTGATGAGTTATAAGCCGGCGGACCCGGCATATAAAAGCGCGGCGAAGATCGTCGACGGTGTTATCTCCGGCAAGATCTCCGACCCCACGAACGGGGCTACACAGTTTTATGCCCCTGTCGCGCAAAAGGCACTCGGCCGCGCACCCCCCAAATGGGATGACGGAACCGGGCAGCAGATTGGCGGACATTTGTTCTTTGGCGGCAAGCAAACACCCTTGAGCGATGACGAAATCAGCGCGTCATGGGGTGGACCGAGAACCGCTGATAAGACGCTCGCCGACCAGGAAATCGATGCATTGTGGGCAGGGCCAAAAGCTGCAACACAAGGGAGCCAACCGAACACGACCGGTGCCGTCGGCGACATGGGCTTGCGGTGGGGACCTGATGGCGGCAGAGATCCAAAGACGAATGAGCTCGTCATCGCCGGAAAGCCCTTCGCGCAACAGCCGACGTCACAGGCTCTAGCAGCGACGACTGGCGTCTTGAGCGGCGTTCCGGTTGTCGGCCCTTCGCTTGTGTCTGGAGTGCAGCACGGCGCGGCGGCGGCGAATGCGCTCATGGGCGGAGCGCCATATGAGCCGAGCCTAGCGGGCTTCCAGGATGTGACGAACGCCAGCGCGCAGGAATACCCGAAAACAACCGCCGCATCGAACATTGCTGGCAGCCTGCTCGGCACAAGCGCGGGCATGGTCGCCGCTCCCGCCGCATTTGGTGTCGGTGTCGCGAACCCGCTCGCCGCTGCCGCGCTAAGTGGCGGAACTGGCGCGGGGCTATCAGCAGCCGATGTCGCGGCCCGTGGCGGCAATGCCGAAGATGTTAAAAATAGCGCGCTGTGGGGCGGCGGACTTGGGGCAGCGGCACCTCTTATCGGTCAGGGTGTCGCGGCATTCGGTCGAGGAGTCGGCAATGCGACGATTGGAACACTACCAGAAGAAACCGCGCAACTTGCCGAAAGGGCCAGAGCGATGGGTATTCCGGTAAACACCGGCCAAATGTCGGAATCGCCGGGCGTGCGCTTCACAAGTTCCGCGCTCAATAAATTGCCGTTTTCTGGCGCGGGGGCGGACACCGCCGCTATTCAAGCCGGCGTCAATCGGAACGTGGCGAAGACAATCGGCGAAGATGCGGAAAAGTTGACACCGAAGGTCATGAACACCGCTCGGCTGCGCATCGGCGGTTACTTTGATACGGTCGCGAATTCGACGGACTTGAACGCCGACGCCGCCTTGATGACCGATATTCATGCCGCGTTGAATGAAGCGGGTCTCGTTATCTCCAAAGGAGAATATGAGCCGCTTATCCATAATGTTCAAAACATCTTGGATAAAGTTGACAGAAACACAGGTAAGATTTCTGGCGCGCAATATCAAGCGCTTACGAAGACCAATTCTCCACTTGACAAATTGACGGACAGCGAAAACTCAAATGTGAGTTTCTACGCCAACAAGATCAAATCGGCATTGGATGAAGCCCTGTCGCGTTCCGCGCCTCCCGAGATGCAGGATTTGCTCACTACGGCTAAGCGCCAATGGGCGTCGCTCAAAACTATTCAGCCGCTTGTCGCTAAAGCTCCCACAGGGGACATAAGCTCTTCGTTGCTCGCCGGTGCCGTCAATCGCCAAACTGGCAACGGAATGGCGTTCGGACGTGGTGGCGATCTTGGAGAAATCGCACGCATCGGGCAGAAGTTCTTAAAGGAACCGCCGAGCAGCGGAACTGCTGAACGGAGCCTTGTCTATAACGCTCTGTCAGGCGGCGCGGGCGCTGGAGGCGTTGCAAGCTATCTCGCTAACCCGGATGTGTTTCACAACCCGGCGCTGCTTACCGGGCTTGCGACGGGAGTCGGCGTCGCCGGCCTAGGGCGCGGGATGGGTAGCGCTTTGCGGTCGAATTGGATGGCGAATCAGCTTCTCAATCGTAGCTTGCGAGCCGCTCCGCTATCCACAACTCCAACTGCGGGAGTGTCCAATGCTCTCGTTCGTCAGGGCGTTCCTCTAAATCAACAGCGGGTGAATGCTCTGGCAAGATAGGTTTATGATCAGGCGTTGTCGGTCCTAGAAACCAGTCAAGTTTCCAGAATTGCTCTAAAACGTAGCAAATCCACGCTAAAAATACTATAATGATCGTTATAAGTTCTAGCAACAGTGTTAGTCCTATTGCCCAAAGAATTGTTGAAATTACAAAACTAATCATGATAGCCAACTCCAGTTGTTAACGACTAACCAGAATGTCCACGGCGATTTGATACCCGCCAACTTTTTTAGAAAAGCGACGGAATGCGTAATCAGGCATGTTAAACCGGCGAGCTGCTTCAGCTGTTATCATCGCCTCACCATTGACAATGACCCATATGTTATCGCGCCTATTGCCCTCTTGTTGTCGCCAAGTCACCCACCGGCAATTGTCGGGCGCATAATTTAGTTCATTTTTGATCCTGTCTAATGTCATCCCTTTTGGGCGCTCCCCCATGTCTTCTAGGAACGCTTCGAAACTATTACGCCATCTGTCACATACCGTTATTCCTGCTCCGCCATATAGCTTAAATCCGTTTACGCATGGATAATAACAGCGACCTATCATTGATTTCCAACTCACATAAGTTGGGCTTAGATTGCCATGTTTTGCGTGACCATGACCTTTTGGCAGATTGTTCTTAGCGTGTTCCCGTGAAAGACAACCACACGATCTAGTATGTCCAGTTCTAAGCTTAAACTCGTTGAATGCGGAAGATGTTCCGCATTCACATTTGGCAATAACTTGATAAACATTTCTCCCATTGAGCTTGGCTCTAGGGAGCATAAGGTCTGTAACAGTTAGACGCCCGAAAACGTCGCCGCACTTGATGGGGTCATATCGTCTCATGAAAACCAGATACCATATGCGGAAACTACAAGCAATAGCTCTTTGCGCTATCGCTCTCTTAATTTCGCAATCGAAAATTGCGTGGTCGCAGGCCGTTCAAATACCTGAAGCTGAAAGTTGTTTCCAGGCCACGACTGGAATTCAGGGTATGATCGGCGGCGTTGCGATCCATGCTGGCGGCGCGGGCGGAACGCCCGGAATTTACACAGATGTTCC